CAGAACCTATAGCCACAATGCCTCTTGGTGCTGATGCGAGAACAAAGTTAGAATTCCCGTTAGCTATGCTAGTTATAGCGACATTTGCATTAGGATAGTCGGACACTGAAGTCTCTGTAACTCCAGACTTTAGCCACTTCTCGCCTGACTCTGTTGTAATAAGATTGGCTGCACTGTTGATAAACTTCTGGTCATTGACCTCAGAGCCGCCACCACCGCCTCCTGCTGAAATTAATGTTGAAATTGCTGTCATAGTATTACCCACCCCCTTGATGCGTTAGTGTAGCAAAGGGTTACACCCAAGTTGGCTACGTCTATTATTAAGTCAGAAGCGAGAGATGCGATATTTTCGCTATTCCGAGCAACTGTAGTATCTGTGAAATTGCCCACAGTTACGGATACTTTCTGCCCAGCCGTTGGGCTAGCAGGAAGAGTAAGTGTCTGTGTGGCGGTATCTATAAAATAGTGATTATTTGCCGCTGCTGTAGCTGAGCTGCTAATTACGGTAGTAGGTATGCCCACTGCGAGAGTGGGAGTAACCTTATCGGAAGTAACAGCGTTATCTGCGATCTTTAGAGTTGTAACATTACTGTCTGCGATCTTTAGAGTTGTAACATTACTGTCCGCGATCTTTGCAGTTGTAACATTACTGTCCGCGATCTTTGCAGTTGTAACATTAATGTCTGCGATCTTTGGAGTTGTAACAGAGCCATCGCCTAGCCGTGCGTTAGCAACAGTAGGAGCTGACGAGGCCTTTACGACCCCGTCCGCTCCCATCATGTCACCCATATGTCTTGCTTTTGATTTTGACATTTTAGTTTCCGATTAGCTTGCTATTGAAAGCCTTGTATTATTCTGTAGACAATGTCGGCCGTGTGTCAGGGAAGTCCTCAGTAGACGGCCAGTCTCGTAGAGCTGTACGGTAGGTCAGAATATTAGCTCTGTTTGGCCAGTCTGGGGTTTGTGCTGCTGTGTCTGTGGATGACAGTTCGCCATCGCGCCATTGTCGAGCAGTCTCTGCTGCTGTAGGCTCTACAGGTGTAGGTGCAACCCACTCTTCATAATGCTCAAAGTTAGCTTCAACAAACTCAGCACTAGCAAGAATGGTATTTGTGATGTTGCCGTCAGCGTCTTTAATTATATAATTCATTTTTCTCTCCTTATCCTGGTAGGTATTGAATAATTACAACGCCGTTTCCACCATCGCCACCAACAGCGTAAGATGCGCTTGATGCATTACGACACCCACCACCGCCACCACCTATACCACCATCCCCACCGTGTACGTATGTATATGTATTCGAGGAACGATTTTTCTGTGCGCCCCCACCAGACAACGGCCCTCCGTGAATTTCAGCGTATGTAGGTTGTATGTAGTTAGTCCCAGCACTACTTATATTGACTAGTTTTCCTGCTTTACCGCCAACAAGATGCCCGTAACCACTCATTGATTCAAAACCATGTGCTTGAGAATCGCTTTCTCCACCACGGTTTCCATAAGTTGCACCAGGTTGGGGGGTTTCTCCAGTACCATAAATACCAACAGCGCCTCCGCCACATTCGTTTCCCCCTGAGCCGTTTCCACCAGTATTATTTACATCTCCATTTGTGGCTGACCCTCCTGTGCCAACAGCAGAAGATGTAGCCCCTGTTCCTCCGTTAGCAGTTATGGTGCTTGACAGCCCTGTTCCTGCAACAGTAGAAGTTCCACCGCTTAATCCTACATTACCGCCATGTCCACCACGACCTTTTGCACCCACTACAACTGTAAAGGAACCAGAAGTAGTCACAGCTAGTGAAGTTTTTTTGCAATAACCACCTGCACCACCAGAATTTGGGTTGCCCGTTGACGAAAAACCACCGCCTCCAGCACCAATAACGTGTATGCAAATAGTCCCATCAACAGGTGGAACCCATGTCTGTGATGAAGTTAATACTATATTTACTGGCGGAGAACCACCACCACTACTTCCAAAAAAATCTGATAAATTACTCATTCTATTCTCCTAGTACTGGACGTGTGTCAGGGAAGTCTGAGGTAGACGGCCAGTCACGCAATGCAGTCCTATAGGTCAGGATATTGTCACGGTTAGGCCAGTCAGATATCTCTGCTGCTCTATCTGTAGCATCTAACTCACTGTTGCGCCATCTACGTCCAGCTTCTGCTGCTGTAGGCTCTACAGGTGTAGCCGCTACCCAAAGCTCATAGTGTTCAAAGTTAGCTTCAACAAACTCAGCGTCAGCAGTGATGGTATTTGTGATGTTACCGTCAGCATCTTTAATATTATATCTCATTTTATACCTCCTTATGGTATGTATTGGATGACAACGATACCTTCGCCGCCATCACCGCCTAAAGATGACGATTGATGTGCTCTGTTTTCGCCTCCACCGCCTCCACCGCCAATACCACCAGCACCGCCTTGCACTAGTGCCTCAGTAGTTGTCTGGAATAAAACACCGCCACCGCCTGATAATGGGCCGCCATTGACAGCGTCATGAGGTCCTGTGCCATTGATCCTTCTAATACAGCGCCCAGCTAAGCCGCCAGCTATTTGTCCCATTGTCGATGACCACAAGTCGCCAATAATGTGAGTCTCGCCTGCTGTGGGAATGTCTAAATTACCAATAGCACCTGCTTGCCCTGTACCTGTGAGACCTACAGCACCGCCTCCAGCAGCACCATAACCATTTCCGTGTGTAGCTGCGCCAGCGCCACCAGTATTATTTACATCACCATTTGAGGCTGAGCCTCCTGATGCAGCCGAAGCGCCATTACTACCTGCCGCACCTGCACCCCCGTTAGCCGTTAGAGTAGCCGACAACCCAGTGCCTGCTACAGTTGAGTTTCCACCATTTCCCCCAGCTCCGGTATTTCCTCTGCCGTTTGCACCGCCAGCGCCAGCAGCACCTACTACAACTGTGAAAGAGCCAGAAGTAGTGACTGCTAAAGTGTTCTTTTTGCAATACCCGCCAGCAGCACCACTACCAGTATTGTTACTATGACCACGACCACCGCCACCTGCGCCAATAACATGGATACAAATGTTGCCGTCCTGTGGTGGAACCCATGTCTGGGACTTGCTTAAAAAGATTGTTGGAAATGACGCAGAGCCACCACCACTACTTCCAAAAAAATCTGATAAATTACTCATTTAGTTCTCCTAATTAAAATGCACGCCAGCCGTGAGCGGCTGAGTGGTACATAAGTGTGATTGTGGTATTAGCTGTATCGATCGTCATTGACTGAGCTAAACCCATAATCTTTTCAGAACCGTTGGGAGCAACAACTGTATCTGCAAAGTTGCCTACAGCAACATAAACTATAGACTGCCCTGCTACACCAGCAGGAAGAGTCATTGTTTGAGTCGCTGTGTCTACAAGTACAAACTCATTGTGTACAAGAGTTTTACTTGTACTTGTAGTAGTACCAGTAGGGTATATAGAAGCAGCCGCAGAGTTAACTAACCCTACTTGTGTGGTTCCTTCAGTAGTCACTAACCCTACCTGTGTATCGCCTTCTGCAATAATAGCAGAGACTGTACTGGGGATATTTAAGGCTTCAATTGCCTTACCTAAGAATACTAGATCTTTTGCGTCAGTGGTACTGGCCGCTAGAGATTGTGCTTTTGAATCAATCGCTGTAATCAGCGTTGAAAAATTACTATTTGTTGTTGGCATTATACCACTCCTATATTAAGTAGAACTTCGTCCTCTAGCGCAATTGCTAGAGCACTGTCACCACCCAGCTCACTCCATACATTAGAGTAGCCTTCGAATTTACCCGCTGTAGAATTATAGCGGAACTGTCCAGCAGCAGGCACAGGTCTCTGTGCGGTACTACCAATTGGTACTTGAATAGCACCCGTACTTGAGACTGTAAGGTCTCCGGTAAAGGTGCCGTTTACAGCACTTACATCTCCAGAGAGAGTTATTGCTGTGGTATCTGAATAAGAAATTTCTCGCGAGCCAATTGCTACTTCGATAGCGGCAGAGGTTGCGGGGGCTTCGCTGAATGTTAAAGCAGTGCCTGAGATAGAGTATCCAGTTTTATTCTGGTACACACCATCTACGAATAGTTGGGTATTACCTTCTACACCAGGAGCAGCAGACATAGTAAAGGTAGTAGTTGTATTATCTCCTGTGAAAGAGTCAATGATAATATCGCCAGTACCTAAAACCTTGCTAAAGGCTGCGACTTGAATCACGTCACTAAGAGAAGCTCCGACGGTGAGAGTAACAGTGTTACCAGAGGTAGTATAATCAACAGCGGGATCTAGTAATATACCGTTGAAGAATACCTGAATATAACCTGTTAGAAAAGAGAGGGTATTTGAATTGTCATCTGAGCCAGTAAAAGCCGTTTGTCCCGCTGTTGCTGTATATAGATATTCCGTCCATACACCGCCTGCAGGGGCATCTCCGCCTGTACCAAGTTCGACTATAGAGTCAGAACCGTCATTCTTTTTGATGTACATCTTACCATCATACGTATTGATTGCTACTTCACCAAGCTCTAGTGAGCTTGTTGTGGGGATTGCCCCTTGTGTAGCCGAACGTTTTAACTTAATTGTTTGAGCCATGTGGCCTCCTATAAATTGCGTATATACGCTGGAGTTTATGTTTATGTTTAAGAAGTCCCGCCTACTGTTTTACCAGTAGACGGGTTATTTTACTTATAGTATCTTAGAAGCTTCCGCCATCAATAGAAGCAAACTCAGGAACACCAGAAGCATTGACAACCATTACCTGCCCTTGAGTACCTGTAGGAACGGATGAGAGTGCACTAGTACCATTACCTAATAATACTCTATTCGCGATAAAGGAGCTTACACCAGTACCACCATCGGCAACTGTAAGATCTGTAATACCAGTAATAGTACCGCCTGTGATAGCAACATTAGCACTTTCAAGATCAGCTACCAGAGTTGCTACAGCATGACCAGCACTACCGACATTAACAGTGGTAGTAGGAGCAACAGCGGACTCATCATATAACTTCCACTTTCCAGAATCATCAGCGTCACGGAATAAACCAGCATATTTCTGAGCGCCGTCATTATAGGTTCCGAATAGACCAAGATCCACTAGGTTAGAAGAGGTATTACCTGTACCTAGAGAGATCAGAGGATCTTCAACATTCAAGTTAGTAGTATTAATAGTAGTAGTTGTACCACTAACAGTGAGATTACCAGATACGATTAGATCGTTAAAGGTTACGTTGTCCGATGTACCGACAGCCTGACCAATTGCTACTGAACCAGAAGTAATAGTTACACCTGTACCGCCACTGAACGCGCTACGATAGTCAGCTGCACCAGGTCCTGCATATGCTATAACACCAGTACCTGCAGTATATGTTACGGAACCATCACCAGTGCTAGTATGCGAGAGAGTATTTCTTACATCAGTTGAGAAAGAACCTATCTGGCTTGTAGTAATAGAAATAGCAGTATTTGTAGCACCTGTGATTCTTCCATCGGCTCCTACTGTAATTGCTGGAACAGTAGACGCAGAACCATAAAGAGCAGCAGTAACACCACTTGCAGGAATAGTTAAAGTACCTGCAGTATTGGTGATACTAGAACTACCAGAAATAGCGCCCTGTGCAAGAGTAGTGATATCCGCATCGCTCTTACCATTGAAAGTAACAGTACCGCCAGTACTAGTATCGGTAGTAATATTAGTACCACCAATCAAGTTTAGAGTGTTACCTGTAGTAAAGGTAAAGGTAGTTGGGCTACCTGCACCATCGGATACAGTAAAGCTTCCACTTGGGATAGATGCCCAAGAAGTTTGACCAGAACCATTTGTAGTCAAGAATTGACTAGCACTTCCGTCAGCCTGTGGCCACTTAACACCATCAAGTATAAGATCACCAGTACCATTTGGAGTAATAGTAAGATCACCATTAGTATCCGTAGAAACAATAGCATTACCATTTAGTTGTAAGTTATCAACCAGTAGGTCATCGATCTTCTTGTTTGCGTCAACAATAATTGCACTACTTGCAGTCAGAGTTCCAGCAGTGTGATCGAGCATATCTGTAAAGTATGCACCACCAATTACAATGTGACCACTGGTAGCATCAGGGTGTCCAATATATAGACGATTGCCACTAGCGTGACTTGAATATGCCAGTTCACCTGCAGCGAGTGCTCCAGCGGAGCCGATCGTTGGGGGAGCGGCGGTTATATTACTTCTTTTAATTAATAATGTTTGAGCCATGTGTTAGTTTCTCTTTTGACCTTAGAAGGTCCCTGCGTCCTGAGTGTCAGAATCTAGACCAGGCGTTCCTAACATAATAGGAACCCACTGAAAGACACCAACACTAGTCTCGCGATACACTTTAAATTGTTCAGTACTAGTATCGTACCAAGTATCACCCTCATTGACATTAGAACCAGTGGGCGTGGAAGCGGTTCTAAAGTTTTGGTCAGCTAATTGCTCTAAAGCTTGCTGAACATTTGTGGCTGTAATTGTGCCATAAGGAGTAAAAGCTGTTGCGGTACCTGTACCACCACCAGCCGAGATATTCCCTATTCGAGTATCTACTTGCTGCAAAGCTGTTTGAACATTTACAGCAGTTATATTACCAAAAGGAGTAAAAGCTACTCCTGTAGAACTTACTCCGGCAAAAGCAATACTTGATGACGTAACAACAGTGGTTCCGCCAGAAGTGGTGGCGGTTATAGAAATTGCCATTATCGAGTCACCTCTTGGGTAAGGTTAACCTCCCCCTGTAATAATCTAGTTACTGAACTATCTCCAGCGGTAAAAATCTCTAGATCATAAAAATATCTACCAGCAGCAACCGCTGTCGAAGTTGCGTTCGATAGCGTCATGTTAATCTTGCCGTTAGTAGGAGTTGGAATGCTACAAGTGAATGTAGCGGCGGCAGTGGGGCTAGTCCTAGCTGTTCTCATCTGAGCCCTTGCAGAATAGCTAGTTAAATCTTTGGCGGAACCGTTCTCGGCCAGAGCAAACTCTACCGCAAAATCGGATCCTTGGTCAATGACCAGGTTGTATCGGGCTGCGCTCATATGATTTTCTCCATTACAGAATTATAGACAAGTTGGGGTATATTGTCAAGGATTATTTTTTTCATGGTGCTGCGTTTAAATTACCAAGCTTAACTCGAAGAGTACCACCTGCGAATATCTGAATCGCGTTATCGTTTATAAATACTCTATCTGCAGAAGCGCCTGCTTGTGCTGAAGTTCGGGATATCTCTAGTTGATCAGAGCGAATTGCATTGGCGAATATAATTTCATGGTTTACTATATCTCTGGCAACCCAAACCGTACCTACTTTAATATAGCCCTGCTGCGCTGCACCTGCAGAAGATTCTACAATAACAACCTGACCTACATCATAAGCAGCAGGCGCTGGTAAAGTAGTTACGAATAAGAAACCAGTGTTACCTATACCGCCAATTGGCGCAAGAGTCAATGTACTAGTAACATATATAGTAGCTTGATTAACTCCTCCAACAACAGGAATTACGCCATATGTAATGGTAGCCTCATCTGCTGTCATATTTGCTGCGGAACCATAGTTAAGTACGCCGGTGCCGCCGCCTGATCCGGTTGTGTCGGGAGTAATATTAGAGCCCACAACGTTAGCAGAGGGCAAAGAATAGCTACCGTAGAGAGCTCCGCCTTTATATAATGTAACAGTGTTAGCAGTACTTGAGAGATCAGGGTTATTCGAGGCGTCTCTCGGTACAACTCTACTAGTCCATCCTAGCACTACGTTGAAGGCATCAACTCCTGCAGCTCCGGCAGCTCCGGCAGCTCCGTCCGTTTGCTGGGCAAATAAAGCACCAGTAGACCAACCAGTCATAGATATTGAAGTATCTGTCGGACCGCCTACAGCGAGGGCGACTGAAATATATACTGTAGCTCCATTTCCAGATAACGCAGGGGGAGTTAATTGCCAACCAGTAGGAGGAGTTAGTACTCCTGTGACAAAGTTATATGATCCCCCAGAAGGAACGCCTCCAGTAGTGTTGTATACATATAGCTCGGCTACTGCTGTACCTTCTACCTGATAAGGCGTGCTCCAAATATAGTTGGAAGACGGATTAGCTTGACTACCTTTACTCGCCCATAGGAGTCCTGTTCCTGAAGCAGGGCTATCAGTCCAGCCGCCTGCAGGTACATCTGTTGCAGAGGAAGAAGGGGTGCTTGGGGCGGTAGGCGACCTAAGAAATACTATATTAACCGCTGCCCCTGATACTCCATCGGTTCCTCTTGCCGCTATTAAAGTCGTCTGTACTTGAGAAGTGCTATCTGTAAAAGTAATTGTAGTTCTATTCCACATATACGGTAAAGCAGATGTTAGCGTTCCTGCACTACTAAAGGCAGAGTACCAAGTACCTGTAGGAGCTGAAGTAGGGCTGACTCCTCTTTGGTACTCTTCAGTTATAGACTGTATGCCGTTACCATCTTCAACAAACTGAGTAATTAAGGTTACTGGGCTATCAGTAAAAGTACTATCTGACCTAGAGTTCCTATTAAAGTTCCAAAGGTATTGATTAGTAGACGAAGGAGTCTGAGGTGTTGTTTGCCACCCTGTGTCTATCGTAGTGCCCGAAGAGTATCTACCAGGAGGAGTAGCGCTATTACTAAGTTTATAGTACTCTGTTGTTGCTGTAAAACTTACTCCATTTGTTCCGTTTATTCCATCTGTCCTTTGAGCGTATACAGTAGGAGTGCTCCATGCCGCATCCTGAGGAGTGGCACCATTATTAGTGAAGGTTCGTGTACTTACATAAACTATATCTCCATCCACACTTAGAGAAGGAACACTAAGACCCCATCCTGTATTACCTGCTAGAGGACTACCAAAGCTGCCTGCACTAGTATTTATACTATTGCTATTTAGTCTATAAATAGCACGGGTAAGAGCTTTTTGAGGGGCAAGAGTAGCATCCAGACCTAAAAAGGTTTGAACATGAAAAACATTACTGCTATCTTGATAAGCCCTTCCGATAATAGTATCATTTGAGAAATCAAAACGCAAGTTGTTTGTAGAGCTTGCAGAAGCCGTATAAGTATCCTCTAAAGACCTGTCAAGGAAAATAACAGTGTCGCTTTCTATACGCGCTACTATCGAGGCACTTGTGCCTACTACGAATAGTTCTCCAGCAGCTAACTCGCTAGTAAAGAGAGTACCTGAACCCTCTACTCTCGAAGAATTGCTTGCCTTAGTAACAGTACCCGTTAAACTAATCATACCTGTAGTGTTACTGCCGTTACCTGCATCAAACCAGTAAGGAACTTGATGAGAAGGAGATTTGTAGTATTTCAAAAGTTTAATGCGGTCTACAGCGTCACTCGAATCTAGGGCAAGATAGTGATGTTCATGTATAAATTCACCTGAGTTTGCTTGCTGCGTCCAAGAAATTGCTGCCATTCCACTACAATCTTGCTGATACGTAGTGAGGGTGCTTGAAGTATTTTCAATAACAGCAGCACCACTTTGAGGAGCTTTAAATCCATATACATTATCTCCGAGTTCAAACAACCCCGTAGCGTTGTCTATAGAACTATTAGTACTTGCTAAACCTCCATAAGGTAGGCCGCGAGGCAACCTGTCAAGGTTGTCTTCAAACTTATTCTCTACGTTTATAGTGATTCGAATAGGCTGTGACTTATTCTCTAAAGTATTAAGCGTTCTAACAGATAAGTTATAAGTTCCTGTAGCTACTTCAGAGAATGTACGTTGTCTAACACCTTTCTCTACTATTAACGGAGTTTCTACTCCTGGGAAGTCATGTTCAATCTCAAACCCGTGCAGGAACTCATACTCGTCAGTAAGGCTAATAGTCGACGTAGTGCCATCTTCGTTAGTAACTGTCTTACTTATACCTTGTGGAGCTCTCCAGCTTACTGCTACAGAGTTTCCTTTTCCTGTATCAGAAAGAGTCGCCTCGTAAAACACATCGAGAGGAACGGGTACTATATCCGTAGATTTTACAGGAGCCTCAAGGGTCTGCGCAACATAAGTTGTAAAGTCTTTCTCTACTGCGTTATATTTAGAGTCATAATGCTCAACTGCTGATATATCATAAGTATTCTTAGAGCTCTGGGAAATTGCTAGCACTTTATATTCTTTTGCGGAGCCCTCTACATTTACACCTCCACTTTGTTCAGTAAGTACCCAAATATCCTCCAAAGCCGGAACACTAGAGAAAGCCGTTGATACTGTAATAGAACTAGTAGACCCTGCAACTACTACTACTTCTTGTGTCTCTACTCGAACATTATCCTTCCAAGAAAGTAATAGAGCTTCAGTATCCGCAGGGGCAGCTTTAGCATTTGCCGCGTACTCCTCCGTAGCTATATCCTGTAGAGTGTAGGAGCCATTGCCATCGTGGTCTATATAAGCCTGCTTTATTAAGTCACCTTTAATATAATCCACGGAATCAATAGTAGCAGAATCACTACTTAAAAAGGCACCTGGCTCTACAACTATAACACTCATTGTATAAGTGTTAGAGCCGTTTAAAGTTACAGGAGCATCTAGAGGTATAATAGTGCTAGATAGAGTACCTGTATTACTTATACGGCCACTATAACGTACTGCAGTTCTATCTGCATCTTGTATATTAACAATGTCTCCGGGACCTATAAAGCCCCCGTTCAATCCTGTGGAGAAAGATACTACTTCTCTCTGGTTAGCGGCTGTCCATAGCTTCCATCTTCCATATCTAAGTGCTTGACCCTCTGAGGTACAGCCGAAAGCAACTGCTGCCTGGTTGATTATCACACCAGTCTCTGCAATATTTATTTTATCCTCTACAAGAAGGGGCTCTATCTTATAGTTATTGTCTGGATTATTCCATGATACAACTACTTGGTTAGCCCTTGTCTTACTTCCAGTACCTTCATAAGTGAAGGTACCCTCAATTACGTTTGCTTTTGAGAAAGAGTAAACAGGGCTCGAAGGAGCGTCCTGTACTGAATGTATCTTCCCGTCTAGAAAATATAACATACCTAGGAAAGTAGTGGACACATCTTTTAATACTTTATAGGCATCTGCGGCTTTTGTGAAGTAGGCATTTAAAGTATATCGAGGCTCTATACCTCCTTTACCGTTATCAACCTCTTCATCGCAGTATCTTGCAATTCGATAGAGAGAATAGATATCAATATCCATATCGTGAATAAAGTCTCCAAGCCCATATCTATTGTTTGTAAGAAGATCGTAAAATACCCAAGCAGGATTATTAGTATAAACTAGCTCTTCTCGGAAGCTGCCGTCCCAATCTTGGTAGGTACTTTCTACCGCGCCTGTACTGATATTTCTTTTATAAGACGCAGCGCCCCCACTTTCTTCTCTAGTAATATAGTTAGAAGGTACGTTTATTAGTAAACCTCTTACATGGTAACCCCTTTTAGGAGTATCCTGGAACTCTTTGGTACTAAAAGTAGTTTTTGCCATAGCAGTGAGAGGGTAAGCAAGCTTTTCTTTCATAATACTAACTATGAGAGACAGGCTTCCATTCGTAATATTACCCCAATCAGGAAAGGTCGTTGTTGTAGAATCATATCCCGGACCATCGTGAGCCGTCTTTCTACTAACCGTAAGTCTAAAGTCTTGAAAAGGCCTAAATTGTGTCAAGTCAATAGAGTGTTCAAAAGTAGTAGCGTTCTTCTGAAGACCTGAGTGCTGCAAGGTCTCCCTAATTATAAACGTAGGGCCCCATACGTTTTCTTCTTTTAAGGCTATAGCAATTTGATACTGTTGATAAGTAGTCCTATCCTTGCCCTTACCGTTAACGGCATAGAAACCGCCTGGATATACAAAGTTAATTTTTACTTCATCTACTTCTAAAAGTTGAGAGGCACTGAGCCCTACGTTTCCGCTGCCAAGTAATTCTCTGGGGGCCTGACTACCTGTTCCAAATCCTGTAGTCTGCTCCATTGTAAGGCCTAAGGAAGTAGCTTTACCTGTCGAGCCTTCGCCTCCAGACCCCGAAAACGGAGTCTGGTGCAGAGTACCTGAACGAAACTGAACGCTAGAACCTTGATATTTTTGTTGGAAGCCTGCGTCTATAACAGATACACTACCTGTATCAATAATACCTGCACTATCAAACTTATATGCACCAGAAGGGCCTGCCCACGGAGAGTCAAGTACAATAGAAGTACCACTCACAGACGCTAATGTAACGATTCTATCTAGATCCAGTATATACCCATTATCTGGTATAGGATTATCATTGTAGTCTCCCTGACTACCTGTACGCCAGCGAGCTGTAGTTGTACTGTCTATGTGATGCAAAAAACCCTCAATAGGAACTCCTTGAGGAGTAGTAGAGCTACCTTTAATTGCAGTAAGTCGTGCAGGCACAGCAGACTCTGGATCAAATCTATCTCGAGATTCTGTAAGCATATCATTCGTAAAGTAAGACGAAGAGGTATTTAAAACGGTTTTATGCCTGCTCTGATACTCCGAAGTGACAAGAGTAGAGGGAAAAGCACTACGAATAACTAAGTATTTTTTTGCAGTAGGAGGCGCATCTGAAGGGATAATAATTGGATCGGGGTCTGCCGAGTTATTAATTGTTGCGCTGGTAGAGCCATTTGCTAGAGTAATAGTCATAGGGCCTTTGTTTAGCTGCTCTGGCGAGTACGCTTTATCGGATATACTATCATCGTTCAAAAATACAGATGAGATTCCACTCACCAGACCATAGATAGGACCCTCTGAGATAACATCTGTTATCGAGATATTCTGTCTATCGGACTGTCTCGTAGTTATAGGATTATCTATTCCAGTAGAAGATCCTGAATTTCCTGTTCCATTTGTGCTTGAAGTTGTCATATTTAGTCCTTATCTTTGCTGTGTCGCGGGGGGAGACGTTTGATCTGTTCCGGTACCTGTGTAGCTTCCTGCATACGAAGGAATACCTCCCTGATTTCTAAAGCTACCTATTGTTGTCTCCACTGAGACGGGACGGCCGGGCACCCTTAACTCTCCGTAAAGAAGTGGAATTGGGTCCCCTTCTACAATATTTTGTGCATTACCATTAAAAGCATAATTCTCTGGAGAGTCTTGATCTACAGAGGGGTCTGGCGCCATCATCTGTTGTATGCCCGAAAGAGCTAAGTTTACTGCTAACGTTGTGGCGGCAGTACCTGCAGCAGTTAGTCCTCCCATAGCCGCTCCTCCAGGGCCTACAGCAGTCGCAAAGCTACCTCCAAAGGGCGTAAACACAATTAAAGCAATGATAGCGATAGCCGCTAATATTTTTCCCACTCCCGACTTAGAGCCTGCAGGTATGATGGAGACAGTTACGTCTCCTTGTTTAATAGGTAGAAGCAATGCATCTGCATCAACTAGAGTACCTTGACACTCTACCGTGAATCCGATATCTTTCTCGTGGCAGTCCAATAGAAAGGGTTTAAACTCAGGCCGATTGGCTTCAATACATTTAAAAATATCTTTATATGTATTTCCTACTACAACAAATTTACTACCAAACTTATCGCCTAATTCTCCTTGTAAGTATACATTACGTTGCATATCTATAAACTCCAGTTATATATTGTTTCCAAAATGGATATAAATTCTCTCGGCAAGATAGCCTGTTCTCTGCGTGGTGGTAGAATATGTCTTCTCCGAGATATACACCACAATGATTTCCTACATTTGCTCTTATTGTAAAGATAAGTAGGTCGCCTTCTTTCATATTGCCATCTACTCTTTCAAAGCCCCATGTTGATATATACTCGTCTGTAAAATAGTCTAAATCTTTTTCCCACCAATCATCTTCAAAAGGGGGTCGGTTCGGTATATCTAAACCTTTATTAATATAATAATCTCTTGCAGCTTCAAAGCAGTCATCCTTACCAAATTCATATTCTCGGCCGTATAAAGGCTTAGCTTGCTTATCAGGTTGGAGAGTATATAGTGCCATCTCCGGATAACTAAAAATATGGTATGTAAGACCTGTGGCATTACAATACTTAATATCTGTTTCGCTAGGATCATTACTAGCATCTGGGTGGCTGTGTACAACTGATACTATATCACTTCTGTGTGATATATCTATAAACTGCTTAGAGTCTATAATGAAGTCATCATCTCCCGTAGCTACATTATTACAAGGAAACCACTTTAAGTCTCCTTTTACAACGGCTAATACACCACAACCTTCTCTAGGGTAGCACTCTTCGAAATGCTCTTGTATCTTAGTTAAAAACTGTATCATATTAGAATTTCGCTGTTCCAGGAAATGCGCCAAAGGGAAGTGTAGAGCTAGTATCCTTCTTCGAGGAAGGAGGTGAGCCTGGGGTTGTAATGTCTGTGACATTCGCTTGAAATCTGCACTTACAGGAGTTTAAAGTCTTGCCACACATATCTTCTCTAGACCAGTACTTGGTTTTTGTTGCAGGTACAGTATCTGCGTCTGAAGGATCATGTACTACCCTACATCTCCAAATTGTATCTATTGCGGTCGCATTTATAGTAGCAGTATACCTTACCAAGTCGCCTATAGCGTAGTTGGGGCCTGCTGTATTATGTGGAGAGTAAGACTTCACCTCCTTCCAGTAAGAGGAGGTACTATCCGGATCTTTTGCAGCATCTGAAGTATGCACTATTTGACACAACCAGTACTTAGTATTATAAATAACGTAGCTATTCTGGGTATAAGATACAGACGCGTTTGACCAAGTCGTTGCATTAGTCGTAAGCCAGGTACCTAAAACTAAGGGTTTATCTTCTATGTTAAAGTATAGATTGTGTGCCTTAGTTGTGGCGCTAGCTGCATCGTAGTCTTTATGCTCTCCACTAGGTGCCCATGTACAACCACCTTTACCGTACATATAGTGTCCTTGATACATCCAACTACAGTACTTACCTACAACTACTCTACGAGGTAGTTGTATGCCCTCTAAATCGTATGCGACTGCTAGCTCAAATGTGACTGATATATTGCTTTCCGAAGCTATGCGATCTATCTTATATTTTGCTTTATTTAACTCAATTGGAGGATTGGATACGTCAGGAGTCTGCCCTACCAAATACTTTTGTAGTGTTTGTCTACGAATAACAGTGCGCCCTATAAGATCATCATAACTATAGCCTGATAAAGCATTTCCGAGTACGGCAGTTACATTTGCAATGGTAAGAGTGGGACGACTCATAGCACCATCCGCCTGTATGTCTATGCCGTCCATTATCAAAGGCAGTGCTACATACGTATTTATTGTAGAGTTATCTAAGCTTCGGAACTGTATAGTAGAGGTAGTCTCGTCTACTCCAGGGTGGAAGTAGATTTCAGTACCATCAGGTAAAGACATCTCAAACAGGTCAATTAACGGGCTATCAACTTGCTGCCCTTGTAAATCGGTTGCTATTAAGTTACTCATGCTTCAAAAACTCTTTTTAAATTAACGCTTAGTGAATAAAAATTATCGTAAACATAGCTAGTGCTATAATCATCACAGACTACTTTTACGTCTTTTTCGCCTGTTCGTGTTGTATTGTTTGTATCAGGTAGCGTAAGTGTAAAATTTGATACACCCTTCTGGTTGTCAAGAAACGCCACTATATCGTCTATATCTTCTTTAGGGCGTGTCTTGAATGTCAGAGTATAGGACTCTTTCACAGAGTTTATGCCATCTGCAATGCGCTGCTCATACCCGTCACCAAAACTGGCTGTTAAGACTTTTGGCTTAGAAGCTTTTCCTAGGCTTTTATCGGGGGTGGCATAGGTAGTGCCTGTGTAAATAAAACCTATAGTCATTATGATACTCCATATGGATTTAATATTCCGCCTGAACGTTTCTGGTTCTGCATCTCTACTTGTACTGCTGCTGCTACGGCTTGGCCTAATTTGTCTGCGTCCATGCCGGAGCTGCTTTGAGTCTGAGTCTTTCCTTCGCTGCTGATGTTCACTACTACATTGTTTTGTTGCGAGCCTGCGCCTTTCATCTCAACAGGTATTTTTCCTCCGTGAGGTAAAGGTACTACTGCTTCCGTTCCGTGCAGAGTTGCAGGGTACCCTGAGGTGGAGCCTCTTGCGATGCCTCCTGTAGCGTACCCAGGTACTTTCTGTCCTGCAGAGAAAACGCCTCCGTTTCTTGCAGCGGGCGCTCCAAACATACTTGAAATGCCTGTGAATATGCTTGACATTATACCCCCGCCGCCGTCTCCTCCGAAAAGACCTTTAAACATACTTCCAAACATATCTCCAAATCCATCAAAGATTCCTTTAAAATCGACTCCGATATCGGTAAATAACCCTTTTAAAGAGTCTCCGAAAGACACCTCACCTGTTTTAAAGTTAGCAAAGAAGTCTCCGAAAGCACTGACAAAAGGGATTACAGCTTTCTTAGATCCCTTAGTGATTACTTCGGACATCTCGGCTCCGGTCTCTATTGCAGTCCCTGCAACATCTCCCACTGCTTTTGGTACAGCAGTAGTGGCAACACCCGCTGCTCCTGTCGCACCTGAAGGTAATTTTGAAGTTATAGCGGCCGTTAGCGAAGTAAGCGCTGTAGTATTGGCTTGTTGAGCGACAATGGCGGGATCTTTTCCGAAGATAAAGTCTGTTACCTTTAAAGTGAGTTGCTCAGCTAGTTTGTCTGCAACTGCCTCTAGGGCTCCTTTTGCAATCTTCATCATAGCGTCTTTAATGCTAGACTCGTTTCCTTTGATAAGATCAGCAATATTAGTAACAGTCGCGCCTTCAAAGCCGTCCCTAAGGGCATTTTTTAACTGTAGTGTATTATTGAGTGCATCCTCTCTTAACTGCTGTTGCTCTAATAGAAGGGTTTTTTGTATCCTCATGTTTGCAATGGTTAGCTTATCTTCAGAGTTAAGAATCTTAGCCTGGCCATTTTGATCTATCATGAAATCTCTGATCTTTTGCTCTTGATCTGCTACAGCTTTAAGAGCTTTCTCCAGATCTTGTGATCTCTTGATACTAACTGTTTGAAGTTTAGACCTATTTCGCAATAGTTTTGAATATTTAAGTTCTATGCCAAGAGATTCTTTATTAGATAAGGTAGCTTCCTTTCTTAATACAGCTAATCGATCATTTCTTACTATCTCCTGGTTTGTAAGATCTTTTTTCGCCCTAAGGCTGTTCAGTTGAAGATTCATTCTATCTAATGTTAGTTGCTCAAAGGCGCTTATCTTAGCGCCATTTTCTAGAATCACGGCCTTAAAATTGCTTATCTCTTCAGACTTACTGCTTATACTAGCCTGAGCATCTGCATCCTTCTTTACTAACTGCGCGGATCTCGCTTCCACAGGGCCGGCGCTTAATAGAGCTTTATTAAGAGCAAGTTCATTAGTTAGCATTCTAGACTGATCTTTTATCTTCTGGTCTCTTAAAGTCTCTAGTACTTCTAATGTTTTTAGCTGCTTCTTGTATTCTTCTGTTTCTTTTATATTTAAGGCCAAAGCCATACCGTCTTCCTTAGCCTCTCCCAACGCCTTTATAGTTGCTCTTATAATATTAATAGAATCATCAAACTTTGTTGAAGGTAGATATGATTTTGTTAGTTTAGATAAACTTGCGGGCAAGTCTTGAAGGTTTTTAGTAAAGGCGGTGGCGGCCACACCCTGTGCTTGCATTTTGACTAAATTTGCAGTAAAACTATTTAAAGCATCCTCACTCATATTAGCATCTATTGTCATGTTTTTAAAAACCTTGCTGAGATTACTACTATCGCCCACATCCATGAAGTTTTTTCTGAGTAATTCCATTTGTTCAATAGCTCTTTGACGCTGGTCCTCATCACCTTCGTTATATAATGTTTTTAAATTTGAGACATCTATATTTGCGGCAGTATTTCCTGCTCGAGACACTCTTTCTGCCCCTGTCATTATACCGATTTTAGTGTCTTTAGCTAGGTCTGCTTTGTTAATTTCTACTAGTTCTCCATTAAGTGTAGTAGCGGCGCTGGCTAAATCTTCTAGTTTTTGTCTCTTGGCTTCTAGGGCTGCTAGCATAGATCTGTCTTCAGGAGACCGAAATAGGTTTGCAATCATATTATAAGCCCCTTTTGCTAGGTCCCATACCATAACTAAAATACCTACAAGAAATAAACCTTTAAGAGCAAAATTTATACCCTTCACCATTAATAATGCTCCGGACTTAACTAATCCTACAAACCCCATCCAAGCTACTCCCATTCGTTTGACTGTAGTTTGGAAAAAGGTAGAGGCTTTTGCCCACTGCAGGGTGAAAAATCCCGTTGACCGTGTATTAGCAGCATCCATTAATTTAAGTTGCTCAACAAACATCTTACGATCTTTCTTTTTTAATCCGTGATATTGCTTAGAATAGTCCTCTGCGGCTCTAATCATTGCTTTTCTAGATCTAGCACTTGGCTCTTCGCCTGCTTGCAACTTAGCTATTCCAGAACCCTTTCTGGCCTGTATACCAGTCACCATAGAAGATGCATTTTGTCGGGCGGCATTTCCTGTACTCTTCAGGGCAGCAAGCTCTAATTTTTTATCGGCTCTGAATTTCTCAGAGGCTATTTTTTGGGTCTTATAGGTATCCCAGGCTGCGTTACTTGCCTCTTTTGACGCGGCTGTCATGCCTGTTAGACCTGGTATTATAGCTCTAATTATGGGCAACCCTAGGGCGGCCATAGCGGCTGCGAGTGCTATTACATTATCAGCCAAGAAAGAGAACACCGGTTCTACTACTAAGGCTATCACCTTTTGAAGGGGTTTTAGAAGGTCATTCTCAAATGCTTTACCTAGCTTAGCAACAGCGTTTCCCATAGGGTTAAGCTGCTCTAACATGGAAGAGTACTTTTCCTCACTCTGGCTTAGTATCTCGTTTGTGACAGCCTGGGTTCGTTCAAAAGCTGTAAGGTCTTTGGCGGTTTTACCGATAGCATCCGCATACTTTTTAGTAGCAGGCTCAAGTCTAAGTATAATACCTAATTCGTCCAGTAATTCCGGCTCTGCTTTTGTTGCACCTTTAACTAGTCTATTAAAAGAGTCTGTAACATCTCTACCTAATATCGCTGAAGTGTCTTTTGCAGCCTTACCTAATCTCTTAAGCTGGTCCACGTTAAGACCTGAGGAAAGACCAATTGCTGCTGCTTGCGAAGCTTCCTTGAAGCCAATCTGTGCATCAGTAGCGGAAATGATATCATTAGTCAGGGATTTAATTGCTATACCGCTTCCCATCGCATAAGCTTTTTGACCTTGCTCTAGTATTCTCATATCTCCCGCACTTTTAAGGAAGTTATATGCTGCACTAATTGCAAAAATGTTAGCGGCGAGGGTTGCGTAGGCTCCTACGAGCCCTCCCATCCCTTGTGCCATTTTAGAGAAGTTTTTAGTGCCGTTTGCAGAAGCTTGTGCGGCACCTTTCATATTTCTGTCAGCAGTAGATGCAGAAGTACCAAGTTTATCGAGGTTTTTACTGGCTTTCTTTGCTCCGAGACCTACTTTTTTAGTAGTGCCTTTGTCATCGACTTTTACATCAATCTCAACTTTATTTTTTGCCATTAGCCAGTCACATTATGGGTGAAATTCTTTCCACCGCCCGAGGAGCTTTTTCGCTCCTCTGCCTTTCTACGTTTTTCCGATTCTTCTGAACGGAAAGATACTAGTATGCTTTCGTACACTTTCATTATATATAAAATTGTTCTGGGTTCGTCCACCTCATATAAGTTGAAAAAGTACTCTATATTATTCCAAGTCTTTCCCATATAAGTGCCTGACATACCTTCCCAGTTATCTTCTAATAGGCTAAATACGAAAAATGCCACTTGGACCTCTACGGGGAAATCCGAAGGGTCGAGCGGCATCTTTTCAGGGTCTGGCATTTCTCCCAATTGTTCACATATACGTAAGTACTTCTCAACGTCTATCTGGTTGGAAGACTGTACGTATTGCTCAAGTAGGGATCTTATTTCCCCTACTTGTTCCCAGTAAAATTTTCTAGGTCACTCACTGTTTCTGTGACCCAAGTATCAAAGTCGGTTGAGTTTTTCATCAACAGCTCTGCATTATCATGGGTAAAAGCAAGTTGATCATCGGGGTCAAAAGCCGAGACATCTACCAAAAGAAGCTCTTCTAGGTAACGATATTTGAGGCCTGACCAACCTTTAATGACTGCTTTACAATATTCTACTAAGAAAGTATCTTCGTCTAGAATCTCTTCCGGCTGACGAGTCTTCTTACTGAACTTAGTGGTAACACACTTCTTACGAAGCTTAACAAGCTCTTCTCTGGCGAGGTAGCACAGATCAACTGTCATACCTGTATATCCTGAGAAGTCAAGAGTTACTGTCTTACTCGGAGTCATAAGACTCGCTAATGAAACTGGTGTTGCGGGAGTTGCAGGGGTAGTGCTCATCTTTAAATCCTTAATTAGTAATTTACGGAAACAAAACAGGGGTGAAAAATCACCCCTGCTTCGATTTTCTATTAACATAGTATAGTCGAAGAGACCATAAATGTCAAGAACTTTTTTTCTATTGGTTATGCACCAATGTATTTCAAAGTAGCTTCATCAGTCTGATCGATGGTGCTCGGTAGTGACATAAAGTTGGTCTCTACTGAGATTACATCTTCAATGGAGTGAGTTGGAATCTCCAAGTGACAGGTAGGCATAGCTACTGATAGTCGGGGAGTACTTGACGCAGTACCGCCGATGTTAAAGGTAAGAGCGAAAGAATTAGTAACAACGTTAGTAATCGATTTCATATCTTCCCAAAGATCAGAGGAATGAGTGTTGAGTCCAGTATCTTTACTTAAGTAGCAAGTCATAGAACCAGACACAGAACGAGTGCCAGTAACGTGTCCAATTGGGATATTTACAGTACCAATCTCTTCGGGGGTAATAAAGGTAATGTTGTTAGACATTGTGATATTACCACCAGTTAGAGTAAGTGCATAACTTAATTCTAACTCATTTACACCATCACCATCGGGATCTTGAGTAGTAGGAACTACAGCAAGAGTAGTTAGACGGTTACGAATAAAGTTAGTAGTATCCAGAATAGATTCGTAGATAGTAGCGGTAGGTAAACCATTTGCTGTATCATCGGTAATTTCTGAAGCGAAACCTGACCAGTTGATCATCGCAATACCATCAATATCAAAATCGATAGAAGCTTCGTTAACTACAGAGCTAGCCAGCTTATAAGACTTCTTGTTAGCATTACCAACTACAAAGTAGATATTTGCTGTTCCAAGAGTAGACTTATTTGACTCACTAAAGTCAATGTCTAGGTCTGTTGCATCGGCTGTGAACTGATTTGTAAAAGTGCTAGAAGCATAAGCTGCAGGACCTGAGAACAGTGCCCATAAAACTTCTTCTACTGCGTGATGATTTGCTGCGCTGTCTGCGGCGCCTGCACCCGAGCCTGCTGAGATGAAAGGACGAACATACGTTGAGAAAGACCATTCAGCAGGTGCCAAAGAGTCATTAAACGCACGACGACCACGGCGGCTCACACCGGCTGTGGATTCCATTTCTGCAAGAGTAATCTCGCTTGAGTTTGTTGCTTGTGAAAATGAGAAACCATCCAGTACTGGAAGCTCCCATACGTCTGAGCCGATTTCGACATATACTTTCGTGTCGCGACTAAAATATAACTGCTGAGCCATAGTTTATCTCCTATGTTATCTTGAAAAGAACTGGACGTGAACTTCTGTTCGTGCCAGTATTTTCTAGTAGCGGACCTCTACGAGCATTTCAGCTACTCCTAAGGGGTCCAATACACCTTCGTCAGTGTCAATACTGATGATTGTGATCTGATGTGTATGCTGAGTCGCACCTGTGCGATCTGTATACTGTAAACGTGAATTTTCTTCTAGTACGGTCTCTACGTCTTCAAGCAGCTCATCTAGAGCTTCAATAGCGTCTTCACGCTGAACGTAACATCTAAAAGTAACAGATAAGAACCTGTCTTTATATCCTCCAGTCTGATACTCTCTAGTCTCAGAACCGGCATTTAGGTGAACTGCAGGAAATTCCTCCACTTCATCCCAAAACTTTAGACGGGGCGATACATTTTCTTGTAAGTCAGAAAGAAAAGGTGGTGCTCCATTTATGTCTTTTAACTTCTCTACAAGCGCCGTTATGATGCCTAACCGCCTTGTGGTATACTGTCTTTCTGCCATTACATTCTCCTAGTGTAGAATCTTGTCATGGCCATCTGTGCGGCTATTTCACGCAGAGAACCATCTATTAATCTTCGAGGGTCTCGCTCTATACTACCCTGCGCGCCTCCTACTTCAAAGGTGCGATAATTCTGGTCATATGTGTATCCTATGCTCGGGAACCCTTTAGGGGTCATAGTTATATCTGTAACCCTAGCACTTGAAGCCAACCTACCTGTTTGAAAATTTAGAGCAGGGCTTTTCATGTTCTTTGCTACTGTCTGTGGAAGCTGTTTATTCATCATAGCTATCATAGCTATAGGACTGAAAGCGGGGCCTTTTACTCGAGACTTTGCCACTGTTAGTCCTGCAGTAGTATCGTTATACCTTGACCTAGTGCCTTTTGATGTCTTTGATGCTTTTACAGGCTTCTTACTGCTTTTCTTAACCTTTGTAGAGGGGCTTGTTATTCTTACTTTTTTATTTTTTCTCAAAGGCTTTAGAAAGGCTTCTGTAACAATCTTCTGTCTTTTGCTTATAGAGGAATCTGAGCCTGACAAACTTGCCCAATACTGTCCTCCCAGATTCTCTATTACAGCCTTTAGATTTTTATTAAGGTCTGAAATTTCCTTCTTAGTCATAGAGGCTCTGTTAAAAGACTTACTCTCCATACTTACTTTAATAATGTCTGTAGGAGGGCCTATATCAAACTTCTGCAGAGACATCTCGATTCCTGTAGATAGCTCTCCCAATAGTTTATTAACTAATTTATTACTAGTACTTCCCCCACCTAGACTAAATAGTACGCTCTGTACTTTTGCGGCTCTTTGCCTTCCGACGGCGGAAGCCTCTGCGTGTCCTATATCAATAAAACCTTTTCTGCTATCAATTTTTTCACGCTTATTGGAGCCTTTATTCAGCGCAGTTATATTCTTATTTAACGCTGCGATTAACGGCTTCTGATGTTTCTGTTTTAGAGATTTAAACCTATTAAATACGCTGCCAGACTCTCCCGGCTTTGTGGCATAGACTACGGAGAAGTTAGTAGGACTTCCCTGCATCTCAGAAGTAATATATTTCTTGTTTCCTGAGTTAAAGCGACTAGGATGTAGATCTAAATAAAACCTTTTACACATTGCCCTAACTTCTTTGTTAATAACTTTTTGCATACTAGAGGGTAGCTTATCTCTCCCTTCTCTCGCTTGCATCTCTTTAGTAACTTCTGCTATCATCTCATCGGCATTCATTTCGATATCATGCGCTTTGAAATTACTTACGTATTTACGGTAGTCCTCTGATCTGCTGTAGATTTCTTTCTCTACTTTCTTGAGTGCCGTTAATAGTGCCTGCTCAGACATTAAAAGTTTTTATATAGATCCAAGACTCTTTTAATATGGTCTGGGAACGCTACGTTATCACGCTGAGAAGAGGTTGAAGTGTTTTGTACACTTGCACCCTGTAAAGTCTGACGAGCCTTGTGCTCATCTTTAAAGTAGTATGTAACTAAGTCAAATACTGCTAGTTTTAAATCTTCGGGGCAAGCTGGGTATCCTGCGAAGTAAGTAACTTGTACTGCGCCAGGTCCTTTAGCCCAATTCTTGTATCCATTAGTACCGTCTGTACGGAAAATACTATCAGTAGCCTCATCAAGGTAGTACTCATGCTTTGCTGTAGTCAATACAGAATAGGCACTAGAGTACGAAGGTCTCTCTGAGATGGTACTAATGCTAAGTACTGGACCTTCGCTTAGCTGAAGAATATGAGAATCCCATGGAATGTTTAAGCTCTCAAACTTAGGAGAGCTGTAGTTGTCGATAATGCTAGTACCACAATAAGTTTTTACTAATTGACTCACAGAAGTTATTAAAATATTAAGACGCACATCATCCTTGGTACCTTGAATACCCTTTGAATCTTTATAATCTACTAAATCTATTAAGTTTGCCATATTTCTATAAGTCCATTAGTAAAAACTTGGGGGCGGACCCCCAAGTTTTTATTAGCATTAAGCCAGGTCGAGTTTAACAGAAGGACGGTTACCAGCACCGCCTGAAACGAGCTCTTCAAAGCCTAGGGCCTGAGAAGCAACGATTACATTGCGCTGATTGCCGACTTCGTAGTCAGACTCAACAGATACACCACGTAGACGTGGAATAACATAGTTACGAGTGTTAACAGCAAAAGCGATAGCTTCGTTAGTTGCTTCAGCAGCAAAGCTATCAGAAACGATTACAGGTGAACCGAATACAGAACCGATAGAACCAGTTAGCTTAGTAGCAACGTCAGAACCTACATCAGTAATATCCTGGAAGCCTGCATCTTCGATTAGCTCGAAGTAGCGCGCCTGAGATACAACGTAAGCAACATCAGATGGGTTAACGCCATACTTACCCATGTCTTTACGCATTCCCATAAGAAGGGCAGCAGTAAGAGGATTAGCTGCTGTGTGCGCACCAGAAGCAGCTGCAGTTGCAAAGCCGTCTAGACCAGTGATAGAACCTGCACCTTGAATAATAGCAGTATCAACAGCGCGAGCGTGAGCACGTGCAACAGAGTCTACTAGCATAGGCATCAAGTTGATAAGAACCTGCTCATCGACATTGTTGTCCATGAAAGTCTGAGAGATCAGACGATAAGCGTTCAAGATTACCTGAGAAGGTTGGAAAGTAGCGGAAGCACCACCAGGGGTGTCGAGGTTACCAGCAGCAGCAGCACCAGTTTGGAAGGTAGCAGCAGTAACATCAGGCTGGATGGGCATAACAGTAGCAGCGCCATTTACCTGGATTTCACGGAAAGCACCAGCAGTCTTTAGCTCGAGAGTAACTTCCTTCTCGATTTGACGTGCAACTTCCTGATCGATATCACCAGCATTAGTAGCATAGTCTAGACCAGCTTTTTCCATAACGCCGCGAGCGAAATCGGTGTTCATACCTTTACCAGTCATAGTACCTAACAGGCTAGCGTGCATGAAGTCGTGACCGAACTTAGACAGATCGCCTGAAGCTGAACGGTCGCCAAATACGCGCTTGCTTGTGCGCATGGCTTCGATTTCTGCGTTCTTCTCTTCGAGGTCTTTGCCAAACTTAGCAATTACTTCGTCGATCTTCGCGTCTTTTTCGTTTAACTTAGCTTCTACGTCAGCCATAAGAGCTTCAACGCCAGTCTGGATTCCAGTCTTAACTTTGATGTCTTGTGCTTCGATGAAAGATGCTTCGGCCTGAGCCTTCTCGATTTCAGCTTTATCAGCTGCTTTTTGCTCGGCTTGCTTCATTGCGATTTTAGCAGCTGTATCTTCAGCTACTTTCTTTGCAAAAGCTTCCAAGTCGATGTTTTGATTGTCCATTTTGATCTCCTGATCTGTGGATGTAGTATCCACGCTTTTCGGTGTGTTGTCACTAGCTACATTTGAAGCAATTGCTTCGTCCTTAGCCAGAGACTGACCGGCTAGATCTACACGATTAGTGAAAGTTTTTTTGAATTCTTCGTACTCTGTAGTAGAGTCAAAAGACTTCGCGAGCGAAAAAGTAGCTGCCTGATTACAGGGTACAGATACAACTGATACCTCGAATAACTCAGCGTCCTTAATCATTAGTCCATCGGTTTCTTTAATATAATCAGCGTCCTTGACTCTGAAACCGACAGAAAAGGCTCCAAGAACACCGTCTTTAACAAGACCAGCTACATTGCCAGGGGCAGATTTGCTGATTTTGCACTCTAACTCTAAACCATTAGGACCGGCTTTCATCCCAGTGGCTCTTCCAATCGGTCTATCATAATCATGATTAAACAGAATGATTGGATTCTTCTCAAAATTCTTTAGTCCACCTTTCTGCCAAGCCTCGGCTGAAATGGTGTCGCCTGCGCGATCAAAATCAGCAGTACTTGCCATTCCTCTAATCATTATAGACCCGTCATCGGCCTCTAGTGATTTAAAAGTGGATGTAAGATTAAATATTTTATCCATTATTTATCCAGTTTTACTGCCGGAGCAGGCTTGACCGCTGCCTTAGGTGCTGGCTTTGGTACTTTAGGTGCGACAGGCTTTACTGCCTCTTCCTTCTTTTTCTCAGCCATTTTTAGTAATTCAGGGTGTGCCTTCTTTACCATTTCAATTGCTCGAGAATAACTTCTACCAACACTACGAACTCCGGAGAAAGAGACGGGCTTATCTGCCGCATCCAAGTACTCCTGTTGAGTCATAATCTTGCCCTTCTCTGCAAAGTACATAGCTAAGTCTCTGCAAAGTTTAATTCGTTGTGGTCTAGTTGACATCTTCTTCTCCTTCGGTGGGCCTGCCACCTTCACTTGGGTTAACCGCAGAGCCAGCAATATTTGCTGGAACTCTAATCTCGTCTGTTCCTTCAACTTCTGGGAATCCTAAACGCTCTCTAGCTTCTGCGGGAGTAATAATACCGCCGTTTACTAGTGACGTATAGTAGCTAGAAGAATCACTTAATTCAGGCTGTAGAGCAGGAATGTTTGTAATGTCTTCTTTTAACTCAAAACCAAAATATCTTTCCATCGCAAAATTCATTTTACGAACGATAGGTAGTATAGTCTCAAGATAATACATACGCATATTTGGGCGAATGTTAGCGTTGTTACCAGAGTCTAACATGATTGGAGGCACTCCGAGCGCCTTCAAAATAATCTTTTCATTGTCTGCGATACTAGTCTGAAAATCCATTTCTTTGAAATTTACATTCGAGATAGAATCTACTTCAATACCGCCGTCTAGAATAAGGGGTCTGCGACCACCAGCTTCTGGAGCATAGCGAGCCTGCCAAGACATCATCATACGTTCTTTGATCTTCTCTGACAGGGTATTAGGTGACTTCAATACTAAGCCGGGTACTGCGCCGTTCTTGAAGAAATTGTCTTGGAATTTACGCATCTTCATCATAAGCTGCATAGTACGTAGAGCAGGGCTCAAACGTGGAACACCTCTATAGATAGAGTAAAAGGAGTTCTCTTTAATGTGGATGATTTCGCTAGGCTTGTAGTCTACTAGTTTGTTATAAGTGAACTTCTCAATGTAAGTATCCTTACTAGCATGAATAGCCATTTTAGATGCGGGTAGATGGTACATATGAACACCATCAAAATAGATAAAGATATTGCCGTCTAGAATATAGTCGATAACTAGATTGCGACGAAACGTGCTGATATCTTGGAAGGGGTTGGGCTCATAGTTGATAAGCAAGTCTACTTTAGCTCGCTTGATGCCCTTAATAATGCTGTTGCCCTTATGTTGACCACCTACAGCAGTAGGGATCTCGGCAACATCATCAACAATAATGTTTACGGCGCGGTTTACGATCTCTAGTTCTTCGTATGCGCGCTCGTACTGAAACGTAGGCTCACGAGAGTTCTGAATATCATTACCATAGTATTGCTGTGCAGGATTTAACTTCTCCTGCGCATCAAGTGTCTTCGCTGTAAAAATATTATTATACCAAGCCATGTTTTTCTCTTTGAATCTCTACCCAGCGCATCTGTTTTTTAGCAGTACCTAGGACGGGGTCTTTACCGTAAATTGAGTGCAGTTTTAAGTGATGTGTATGACATAAGGTAACAGTATGGTCATACAGTTCTGCTGCGTGTTCTTCAATAAAGTCATCCCGAAGTGATTGTATATACTCCGGATTGTGTTTGTTCTTTGCGAGCCACTGATTCAACAGGGGCGTTAAACTATAAAAGTGGTGAAAATCAAGCTGTTCCGTCTCTGCGCAAATCTGACAAGAGGTGCCCTTTTCGTACTTAGACTTAGCCTTGTCTCGGACATACTTTACAACATCTCGTTTTAACTTAGGCATTTCCTTTCCTGCTTATGATTTTTCATTAAGGAGAATTATATCTACTTTAAGTTGATTTGTCAATAACTATTTTTGGCTAGGTGTCATTAAAACGTGACGTTTGTGACAATAAATGAATATAGTGCATAACGTATAGCATCCGCCATGTGCGAGGCCATATTGTGTTTCGGCTTTTCCCGTATCAGATTTGGGTTGGGGTCCCACTGATAGGCATCAAGACACGTCAGAGACTGCTTAGCTTCTTGGTCTACTAGTAACTTATCGTTATCAATAATGTTAGCAACGTGTCCGATACCATCTAGTACCGACTTCTTGGCGTTGATAGTAGAGATTCCGTAGTTCTGTGCAAAGTCAAAACGTGTTTGCTGTGCGGCGGAGTCAATATAAATATAGTCGATATCCCAACGATCAATAAGTTTCTGAATTTCCATGGCGTGCTGTTCTGTAGTGCGTTCTGCATTGAGATATTCGTCCACTAGGTAGAATGTTTCACTATCCCAGTCATAAGCAATTACGCATAGTGCAGTAGGGTCTTTATAACCCACGTCTAACCCCGCGAATACATCCATTTTAGAAGTATCGAAGTTAGATAAGTCTTTTACGTTCTCCTGGAAGTTAAACTTCCATATCTGGCCTTCATAAGTGTTAAAGTCGGCCTCATACTCTTGTCTAAACTCAGCGTCAGACATAGACTTCTTTGCTTCGTCAATGTCTGATTGAGTCATTCGAGGATTGTCTCTGTAGGTAGCTCGAATAGATGCCCACTCTGGGAACTCATCAGAATACCCACGATAGTAAAACTCAGAGAACCAGTTGTTTCTTCCTCGGGGGGTGGAGATAAAGATAGCTTTCGAATTAGGCTTGTCTAGGGTGGGACGCAGTGCTACATTGAAAGCGTCTCTGCCGTCTGCCAGAGCAGCCTCATCAAAGATGATAAGGTCGTAGGAGCGACCAACACAAGAATCAACTTGGTTGACCGAACCCATACGAACAGTAGAGCCGTTAGATATTTCAATTACTTTGTCTTTGGCATTGTCTTTTGTAACTTCCAGATCGAAGTGCTTTATCAAATTTCTTTGCAGGTCGAAAGAAATCTGAGACAAGGAGTAGTTGGGAGACATGATTAGAATATTGGAACCAGGTACTAGAGACACTAGTTGTCCAATGATGTTCGCGATGTAAGTCTTGCCTTGCCGACGGGAGACGGCAGCGCAGACAAAACGATACTTGGGATTGTTTATCGCGTTTATAATTGCTACCTGGGATGGTAGGGGTTCGATTCCCAGCAACTCCAAATAAGGAGGTACGGGGAGTTTTAGAAACCTTGTCTCAGATGATAAATCGTAAATCTGGTCAGAGAGAATATCTCTCCGGCTTATTTCAACTGCCATTTGTTTTGCCTAAATAGATTATCTTTTACTCATATAAGCTTGTGCACCAAAGAACATACCTACTATGGAAGCTTGAGAAAGAAATATCATATCACTCATAGAGCCCCAAGTATCTAACTTGCTGTCTGGTATCACTAAAGAAAGAAGAGGGTATACGCACATAGCACTAATTGCTACCCAAGCAATGTGACGCTGAGCGTCTTGCTTTTTGTCTTCATTCTCCAGCTTAATCATTTTTTCTTTCATTTCAAAGTCTGCTTGACCTATTGCTTCTTTATTTATAGAAACGCCGTTACCATTCTTGGCAACCATCGATTCTAACGTATCAACGCGGCTCTCTAGGTCTTCTACCATTTTACTTTATCTGCCCAGTATGCCGCAGACATTTTGCCTTTAGCTATGTTCTTGGCATGGCGGGCTTTGAAGCTTTTACGCTTAGCCTTCATGGCTGCTGATTCTCCAGCCTTCGGCTTCCCTGCCGTTTTAGCTCCCTGCTGGCCGAAACGAATAGTTTTAACCTTGGAACCTACTTTTGCCACAACAATGTGTGACTTCTTAGCATGGCCTGGAGTACGTTTAGCTTTGTTGTACTTAGTTACTCCGGCTCTCTTTAATCTTGAATCCTTTTTCTTTACTGCCGTTTTACGTTTACGAGTAGCCATTACTTCTTTCCTCTACGCTTACGATTCTTTGCAGCGCGCTGACCTCTTTTAGGTTTAGCAGGTTTCTTCTTCTTCTTATATGCTTTTAATATCTCGGTTGATAGTTCAATAGACATTTTCTATTCTCTACGTGTACCAAATATAGTACACGGCTCCGGCTATGATACTACATCCAACTAGGATACTTAGTATCTCTGTTGCCGTTTTCTTTAGTTCAGCCTTTCTTTTACGTTTCTGGAGTAAGGCTGTTAAGCCTGCATGTTTCTCTTCTGCAATAGACTTACTTTGAATAAACAACATATCATTCCATACATCTCGTGGAATAGACTTCTTAAATTCCTTCTCTTGATCTCGTAAGGCTTTCTTTGCCCATGCTAGATCAAGTGCTTCTTCCTGAGTAAGTCTGCGAGTACCTTTTGCAGTTTCTTGCTCAATTGTTTTTATAGACTCTTTAGCCTCTGAGTGTGACCCAAAGAACGAGGCGATATCACCTAGATTCTTGTTCGATTCCTTCACGGTGCTAATTCCTTGATTCACAGCCTTAAGGGCACCAAGTATAGCTGAGATTTCTAATAGCATTACTTAAACTCTCTCCGTGCTTAAACGGATCTTAAAGGACTTAGTCCTTCCAACTCTGTTTAGGTTTCTTCTTTGGCTTAACGGGAGCATCTATAGAAGTAGCTTCTTCGAGCAAGGGTTCAAGAACTTCTTTAAAAGTAGGGCTTGCGTGTGCTTTAGCCTCTTCTTCGCTTTTAAAGCCAACAGTGTCTTTTCCGTCTTCTACAACGTACCAAGTATCTCTTTTTCTATAAATCATAGTATTCTCCTATTGTGCTAATGTAGCGAGAGTTACTATAACTCCGGCTAAAAATAATATAACTGTCATGCCTATATGACTCATGCGTGAGTCCAGCTTGCCTAGAACAGCATCTATATTGTCGAGACGCTGAAAACTAGTCTTCCAACGCTCTTCGCATTGAACTTCGTGGGTGGCCATCTCTATCTCTAGTCTGGTTACCTTTTGAGCGGTCTCACGATATTTTTCAGGTGGGCTGTTCTGTTCCATTGAGTAGTTTTTCCATTAGCTTACCATAATTGCCCTGACCAAAAGGAACCGCCTCATTGATCTGGACATTAGTCTGGTTTCGTATATTTCCACCCTCTGCTTTCTCGAAATCGGCCTGAGCCTTGATTTCGTCCATTCGCATTTTGTGAGCCATTTGTAATAAGTCTGCAAGGTCTTTACTAGAATATACACCAGATTCCTGTGCTTCTTCTAGTTTGGACGCAATCATATCGTCAAGCAAAGCACCAATATTATTCTTATTACGGTAGCCCATGTCGAGGTAGACAGTATCAATATACTTCTTAACCTCTCGCTTATTTAGTAAGTCTACGACTTCGGTTTCAGGTACCTGAAGATAATCACATACGCCCCGAATGTTTCCGAATTGTAAATAACAATTAGCGATCTCCAAGCCTTCTGGAGAGATTGTAGTTAGTTCTTTTGCCATGGTTCAAATTATACTCAAAGTGGGTTATGTTGTCAAGGGTTATTTTTCTGTGGTATCTAGTCTGCGTGGCGAGTAAGGAAGTTGACTCGCATCTTCTTAGGCCCAAAATACTCACTCACAATTTCTTTCACCGTCTCAATGTCGTACTCTTTACAACTAAAGACATCGAAGTAGGCTGTACCATCTAATTCCATAAAATGTGCACAGATATTTGAAGTTGTGATCAATTGCATCAGGCTGTACCCTTGTTTCGGGTCTCCTGGAAGCAGGTGTTCAATGATTGGTTCTCCAGCAGCTACCATGTCGATGCGTACTACTAGATCTTTAATAAAGTTATAAATTGTATCGTGGTCAGCTATACCCGCGTTGCACCCGCTGCAGTCTAGCATTAAATGATACCCCCAGTATAAGCTCATGAAGGTTCTCCTGGCCACGTTACGTCGTCTAAGTGTGTGACGTCTGCGTTGTTCGCAGGAACATCTCGTAGTGCTTGTCTATAAGCAACCCACTCTGCTTTCTTTTCGTCACTAAGAGGGCTATCTAGTAGCACTGCCCAATCAGAAGCAAATAATTTAGCGCTTCTATGCAGTCTAATCATGTCTAGTAAAGTCTCTGAGTTAAGAACCCAAGCTTCATCTATCCAATCATAGTAATCTCCTGGCTGCGTGGGCTTTACAAACCACCCATCTTTCCAATAGTGCGTATCAGGGCTAATGCCGTCTCCACAGTACTGTAGCGTAAGTCCATCTTGCTCATCTCCTTCACTATAAGGTCTATAATCTGAGGGGGTGAACAATTGTTTTATATTCCCTGAGCCATCTACCCAAGCTATTCTTATTACCATTTTATACTCCTTTTCTCATTGATAGAAATACTCTATTATCTGTTCCTATAACTGTAGTAAATTGTCCTGCAGAGATCCATTGTACTGAACGCTCCACAAGTATTTTATAGTTTCCAGCAGACTGTTTAAAATTAAGGACAGGACCCATAAATCCACTCCCTGCAAGGGTGTCGCTCCAAGTTGTAGTATTTACCATGCCATATATATTTGAGTCATGGGTCGAACTGTTATATATAGTATTAGTCGAAGTAGACGTAGGATCAATATATATAGTCTCGTGTACTTTTCCTACTACGTTCTCGCTAGTGTATAATACCTTTTGAGGGCTTGAGGTATCAAGAACTTGTAGTCCATAACCTGAAGTTGCTAAAGTGGCTACATCTCTCATATCTCGTACTGTGAACCAGTCTATAGGACTATTTGTATTGCTATATATAGTAGTAGGAGTGACTCCTGGATATCCTCCTGCGTATATTTTCTTGCCAGAAGTTGACCAGGCTGTAGTCCCCGCAGGTCTCACAAAAAGAAGAGGATCAAAAGACCCTGAGCCTAAATTCAATGTAACACTATAGTACCCACTATTGCTGTCCGGAGCTAAAGTACCTGTTGTACCTGATAGATCCACAGCAAATACAGAAACTTGTTCATCAACTTGTATAAAGCTATTGTCATTTATTACCTGAAATCCGTAACTCATCCTCTCACCACATAAAATTGAATAGTAACACTTGCAGGTGCTCCGCTTATACTTACCGAGTCTGTTCCAAATGTGAACGTTAGACTTTGATTAGCTCTCCAGCCACTATTTGGCAGAAAATTAGGATTAGTTGTGTTAATTGCATAACAATCAGAGGATGTTGCACCCGGTACTTGTTGATTAACAACGTTACCAGAAGAATTGGTAGTAACGGTATAATCTCCTAGAAACAAAGATGTTTTGTCTAAAGTCCCTACTCTTAACTGCCCTGACGAGTTATAAACTTCTAGTCCATAATCGTTAACACTTGATTGTCCTACTACGCCAAGACCACCACCCACTGCTGATGCAGTGAACTGAGATACACTGTTTGAAAGTGTTGCGCCATCATCCCCTCCACCTACAGCCCAGCCTAGAGCCCAGTAGTAATATGTTACTCCAGTATTAGCTGAGAAGTTTGAACCTGCCTGCCATCCTGCAGGTACTGCTCCAGAACCTGAATCCACCCAAGCAGACTGAGAGGCCATTGCACTAGCATTAGTACTTTGATAGTAGTATACTACTGTAATGCCATCAGCAGGGGGATTGTTTGACAAAACAACATTATGTGTTCCTGAGCCTATGGTTACTGAGGAGATTACCGGAGTAGTAGGTACTCTTTCGCTTACAGCACCAATCTGTCCAACAGACTGATTTATGGTTCTACCAACGGACTGCGTGTTACTGGCTGAGTCATACCTTCTAGTATAGTAGTACTGTATAGTGCCTCTAGTCTGATTAAAGTTAAGTGAGGTAGAAGAGTTATCGGCTATTGAATACTGTACCCAATTCGGATCATTAATAGCTGGGTTGTACGACGTAGGGCGTTGCATAGCCCAGAACGTTCCACCAGCACCAGTATTTGAAATTTGGAAAGTAGAGGTAACACTGCCAACAGTTGTCTCATCAACTACTAGTACTCCACTTGCTACAGGCTGAGTAAAGGTTAAGGCAGCAGCTCTATTAATTGTAAAGGTATTTCCTACAGTATAGTACGACTGTCCATTATACACTTGTATATAGTAGCTAGTGCTACCCCCTGCAGAAGGTAAGTAGGCATTTGGTATTGTAATCGTATGGCTATAGTATTCTGTCGCGCCCCACGTATCGTAAAACAATACTGCAGAGGTTGAAGCATTTCGAACTACGATTGAACGAGCATTTGTCTCAGTCGCACCACCTTGTGTAAATGTAACATTCTGGGAAGTTGCGCTAGACGTGATGTTGAATACAGAAGTGCCCGAAGGTCCACTTATATTAAAGTCTGCATCATATAACTTAAAAGTCTGCGAAGCATAGAGTGTCGTCTTGCTCGAGTTTAAATATACTGAGACAGTAAAGTTTTCGCCGATTCCCGTGGTCTCATCTACAGTATCATCTGTAAAGTAAGCCTGTATAGGCATGTACGCATGAACAACTCCTCCACTATTAAAAGTCACTACGCCACTCGAAGTTCCTGACGTTGCAGAGAAGTCACTACCAGTACCACTCTGTCTAGTAATCTCCCAGTATATCTGTCCAGAGGCATTGAGAGCTGAGTCATCTTGTACGTTTAAAAATTCTGCTTTCCAATAGAACGAATTAACGCTTCCTGAGCCCGAAGGTTCAGTCGCAAACGTAAGTGATCCGCCTCCGTAAAAAGCTACAATTGTACAAGAAACTGCCATTTAAGGTCCCCTAATTACCTATTATTACTAAAAGTTGTTTTTCTTTTGATGTTGCCAAGTATACAACAATTCTCAAAAATTGTCAACAATTTTTTTCGAGTTGGTGTGTGGGTGGAATGGTTTGTGCAAGTCTTTTTATATACACCCTTTACCCCTTTCGAGATTACATAAATGGTTTACGTGTGGGGGAGCCCGGCGCGGGCGGGCGATGTCAAGTCATTTAACCCCCCCTGGTCAAGATTATTTTGGAATAAGGCGAGGTTTGCTTATGCTTTTTTATTCTAAAAAATACTTGACTTACTCACCAGATTTGCTATAATATACCCTCATTAGACAGGAAAGGCCGGAACCATGAAAGCAATTATTGACTACACTCTGAAGGCAATTTTTATATCTACTATAGCTATTTCTGCGATTGGTGCTTGCGTTTGCATCCTTCTAATGTTACCATAAACACTTAACCCAATAAATAAAAAAGAGAGAATTACTATGTCACAAGATACTACTGTTAACTATACTCCCGCCATGATCAACGCGCTAGAAATAGCGGCTCCATTAGATTTGGCAAAATGTCGCGCTCTATTAACTAACCCGCTGTTTGCTGGCAAATCTGTCAGATCGCTAATTGCCAAGGCAAAACGTGAGGGCATTGAATATATATCTAAGCCAGCTCCGGCCAAGAAAAAAGCCGCACCAAGTAAAGCCGATATTGTCGCGGCTATATGCGCGGCTGTTGATACCGATACGCTTGATGGCCTAGAGAAGGCTACCGGATCGGCCTTAAATAAATTACTTTCCAACCTTGCGTAAACTGTTTAAGCCCTGTATAATCAGGGCTTAACCACTGGAGATTTATTATGAATATACCAACTTTTTCTGGCTACACTGGCTCGGTGCTGATGGCAATCTTTGCTTTTACTATGCAACCATTGGTGGCGATTGCAGGTCTTGCCCTCTTGACCGTTCAGGCTGTCGATGCTAAGATGTTCAACCTAGTCGCTCTCAACCTGATATCAATTGGCGGCTTCCTAACTAATTACATGGGTGCATTATAATGCAATATAAAATCTGGGACTTAGACGGAACTGTGATTGATTCAAGTCACCGATATTCTACACTGCCAAACGGTGACATTGATCTGCCTAAATGGATCGCTGATAACACTAGGGCAAACATTGAACAGGATACTTTGCTACCACTGGCGCGCTTGATGCAATCAAACTACGCCCACGGTGATACCGTTATAATCTGCACAGCTAGGGTTCTAGGAATTTGGGACAAAGTATTTTTAGCAGAGCATGGAATTAAAGCACACTTTATTCTATCCCGCGCACTTGGTGATAACCGTGGAGATGCTGAAATGAAACGCGCAAAACTTATCGCGCTATTCTCTGACCTCAAGGTTCCTTTTGCACGTTGGACTCGGAACGCTACCTTTTACGATGATAATCAGGGTGTCTTAAATATGGCAGAAAAAATTGGTATTCGTACCCGCAACGCTGTACAATTAAATCTTCAACTTCTTAAACTGAGAGCGTAAACCATGAAACATTTTTACCTGATCGTAGACACTGAAACCACCAAAAAGCAAACCGTTGCAGACTTTGGCGCGGTAATCGTAACCAAACAGGGCGAGATTGTCGAGCAGGTCGGCCACCTTGTAAACGGGCATTTTGGCAAATTCCCGCTATTCTCTGACCCACTGGCTGACCCTGACGCGTTTTGGTCAGAGCAATCGGCACATCGTAGACTCAAGGATTACGACCAAATGGTGGAAGATGGTCACCGCTCAATTGCCAGCATTGGCTTGATCAATCAATGGCTTGTTCGCGTCAATGCCCAATATGCCCCCGTTTTGACTGCTTATAATATATCTTTCGACCTTGGTAAATGTCGCAATACTCGCATTAATCTCGGCATATTTGCAGAGCGTTTTTGTCTGATGAAAGCCGCCAAACGTAAAATTGGAGTTCTGGCAGAGTATCAACAATTCTGCATGAATCGCGGCCTTTTGACTGCTAAGGG